CATGTAACTAGCAATAGCACTCGTTACATCGGCCGTAGTAAGCCCTTCCGGGAAATCAATACCCTTGATGGCGTTCTCAATATCCGCCTTGGTTGCATAGCCCGTAACCTGGGGGGTAGGCGTAGGCTGCGGTGCAGCGGGACGGGTGTTTACAAATTGGCCAATACTTGAGAATACGTTGTCTTGAGAGATGTCAGGCCCGCTACGAACAAATTGCGCCACTTCGGCGCTCGTGGGGGTGTACCCAAGGTCCTTAAAATATTGACGAACTTCTTGTTCCGTAACTGTTCGGGTGTCTACAAATTGATTTACTGAGGAGGTTATATCCGCACCAGAAAGAGAAGGTTTGGCCCCCAGAATGGATGTAATTTCTTCGGCAGTAGGGTTTGCGTATCCAGCGTTCTTAAACGCAGTAACCGTTTTGTTATAGTTCTCAGGTGTCGCATTATTGAGTGCAACACCCTCGCTATAAAGTTGTTGGGGGGTTAGAGCTTGAACTGCTCCCGTGCCTAGCGAAAGAACAGAGGTAGTCCCTGCACCCCCAAGACCACCCTTTAGTCCTGCATCTATAAACCGGGTTAGGTTCTCGGCGGTAAAGAAATCTTTATTATCTGCAACAAAGGATTCGGCAGCGGCGCTGCTCATTTCTTGGAGCGCTTCTGTTCCGGCTTCTTTTTTTAACACATCGCCGCCGGTCTTTAATGCTTGCTTATACCAAGCCCCAATTACGTCTTCTGCAGGCACTCCCGATAGGTTTATTTTTTTAATTAGTGCGGAGGGCAACACCGCATCAAGTGCGGCATTGAATGTGCCTACTACCCCGGCAAGTAATGTATCGCTAGGGCCAACGTCCCCACCGCTAGCCTCATAGACGTTAAGGAATACTTCGGGGATGTTTTGCGCCGCACTCGCGGTAAGAACTGCAGGAGTAACATATTTAGACGCAACTTTACTGCCTGCAGTTATTGCGGCATTTTGCGCTGCAGTAAGAGCCTCCGCGCCAAAGATTCCTTTAGCCGCCTGCGCCGCAAGTTCTTTTTTAACTGCGCTATCAACAGCAAGTTTAACCGCAGACCGCGCCGCAAGTGCTGCTGGCCCCCCTAGAAGAAGTGTGGGGGCTGTAGACACAAGTCCCCCTACAACTGCCTCTACAGCGTAGACCGCCGCGTCTCCAAATCCGTTTATATCCGTGTAGCTAGGTACCCGTTCTGGGTACTTAGAATTAATAATTTCGATAGAGTTTTTGGCTTCCTCTATTTGTTTTTTGAAGTAGTCTTCATTACCTATTAGTTTTGCTGCATACGCAGGGAGGGCGTCCCCAAGCAGCATAGCAAGTTGCATCCCCCCACGAGGAACAGAATCCCTTGCGGCGCTAATAAAAGATGAAAGTGTTTGGGGGGCTGCCTTTAAGACATTTTCTTCAGTCCAACTCCCAGTAGCTCCTGCGCTAAATGACCCAGTCGCCCCGCTAGGTGAAGGCAGACCTTGATAACTGCGGAGCATATTATCCACAACGGTAAACGTGGGGCTGTCTTTTCCTTGCAGAAGTTGTTGGCGTTGATTTGGGGTAGCCTTTGCGTAAGTGTCTACCGCGCTTAGAAGCGAGTCTTGAGATAGGCTAGCTGGATTAAGGTTGGGGTCATTAAGGGCAACGGCAAACGCAAATTTGCTGCGCGACACGACGTCAGAGGCAAAATCTCCAGAAAGCGCTTTAAGCGCTTCGGCTTCTTGCTTGGTGTCAGTGGTGTATGTTCTAGTAACACCAGAATTATCAGTCCATTGAAAAGTCTTACCAGGGCCTAGCGTATTACGCGCGTAGGAGAAAGCCGCACTAAATGAGTTGGGTCCAAGAGCAATTTTGCCGGTATTCAGCGCATCAGTGAATTCTTTATTTGATAGCCCCTGCATGGATTGTTCGGCCTGCAGCCCAGCAATAGGGTTACCCGGTGTTGCCGCAAGGGCTTGCGCCCCAACATCAGAAAGCGCTTGGCCAAAGGTTAGCCTGTAACTTTCTTTAGCAAAATCTACCCCGATACTGAGCGCTTCTTGCCCCGGCGCATAGGTTTGCCTATAACCTTCTTTGTCGAAATCTAAGTTAACGGATCCTGTATTGATCCAGTTGGTTACCTCGGAGGCAGACACACCATACTTTTCTTGTTGGTCTTTGAGTGTGTTGATCGTGGCGGTAATGTCGGTCTTAGTCAAAGCCTCCGCAGCAGAATCCGACAGGGTCTGCCCGAAAGTTTGCTTAAAACTTTCTTTAGCAAAATCGACGTTTTTATAGACGGGGGTAGCTTGGTCATTTGCCCGCTGTAATACAGTTTTTAAGTTAGGTGCAATGCGATCCGTGACGTAGTCAACGGCCCCAGAAACAATAGAAGTTTGCAGTGCGCGCTCAACATCCCCACCAGTTACAGCCGCTTGAACAACGGGTGTGAGATACTTAACAAGCTCTTCGCGCATTGTTATGTTTGAAGATATATTTTTAAGCCCCGATGCTGCAAGCGAACTAGATACGCCGTCAGTAATAGCTTTACCAACATCTCCCCCCTGGGCAGCGGCAATCAACCCCGATCCAATACCACTTGCAGTAGCGTTTGCTATTGCAGGGTTGTCTTTGAAGAATTTGCCCGCATCGGCCAACGGCCCAGTGTCTCCAACTGCACCTGTAAGGACGTTTCCAAGCACCGCCCCGCCTACATCGGCCCCGGCGTTTACTAGCCCACGAAGTAAGACAGCCCCAACATCTTTTCCTTGAGCCCCGGCAACGGTTGCCGCAGCAATCGTATTACTAACCGCCCTAGCTGCGGCGGCAGCGGCAGCGTCGGGCACATCAAGGTCAACCAGGGCAGTCTTAACAAGGTCATTTACCCCAACTGCTGAGAGTCCAGATGAGATACCGGCGGTAACCGCGCCGAGAATGGCACCCTCAAGGAAGTTCCCCCCACGAATTTCGGCCATTATTCCGTTAGTGAGCGCAGCTTTAGCTACTGCCGTACCCGTAGCCCCCAGACCCAGAGTTGCTGCCGCAGAGGTAGCAATCGCCGGAACGGCAGAAAGAGTCACCCCTGCCTGAGCAGCCAACCCCGCAGCCGTAGATGCAACAGTACTCCCTGCCGTAGACAGGCCGAGACCTGCAGTACCCACCCCACCAACCCCAGCACCGGCAGGGGCAAGAGCAAAATCGGCAAGCGTACCAGCAGCACCAGCACCAGCACCAGCACCAGCACCAGCACCAGCACCAGCACCAGCCGCTGCGCCGGCAGCACCAAGCGACGCTACATATGGAGCGCCAAAGGCAGCCAGCACGAAAGGAAACGCCCCCAAAGATTCAAGAAACGACTCCCGATCTTTCGACGTGAAGTCATGCACTCTGTAGTCTGAGTAGGTTTGCTCCGGACGGAACACAAACTGTCCGTTTTCCCATCGAACCGGCGACCTAGGGTCGGTCACGTACTGCTCGACCGTCATGCCCTCACCGCCTTCATAGAATCCTGGCAGGTTCAGCCGAGCAACCACGGATTGCACCACCTCCGGGGGAATAGGCTCGCCGGGCGCATATGAGTCTTCAGCCAGAAAACCGGCCGGTTTGTTGGTTGTGTAATACTCTACAACATCGTAGGGCAATCCGTACCATGGCGATGTGGGATCTGCGCGAAGCCGCTCCACATTATTAGCCTGCTGCTCAATCATTGCCTCGTAGTCGCGTGCCATATTCGTAATCCTTACACTGCACTGACAAAGGTCAGTGTAGCAACAATCGACGGGATTGAGGGCATTGCAAAAGGTGTCGTCTGCGCCGCATAGGCTTCCATGGATACAACAGCGTTGCTTACTGCGGCAAACATCTTTACGTAATCACCAACAGCAAGCTGCACATAAAAATTAGCCGCAGCGATCAAATGCCCATCCTCTGTCCCATGCTTAGAGGGGATCGTAAACTGACTTCCAGTACCTTCAACGTCAGTGTTGTTTACGCGAAGCCAAATCCAAGCGTCGTATTCTTGAGAGTCTGTGTTTTTCCACTGCACACTATACTGATAGTTATAAATTCCAGCTTGATTGACGAGTATGCCGTTAGTGCCGTCGTTCTCGCACCCGGATAAAAAGTCATTTTGGTCGAACGTAATTTCGGTTGCAGTATCCGCAGTAAACGTCTTATCCGTGGTTCGCTGAATTGCAGCGTAAGGGAAATAGAGCGCCCGCCCGCCCCGATCCGGGTCAATAAGACCGTTGTAAGACTGAGTAAGTCGGTTGTAAAACAGTCGATGGACGTTATTAAGTTGGTCTTGGTAGACGCGCTCAAACATCTCCCGAGATTGGGGGAGAGCCGGAGGTGCGACCTTTTGTATACTTCCAGAAGTCATGTTACCGACGCCCGTCAGGACGCATGTCAAGGCGCGGAGCGCCAAGCTGCCAGTTCACCCCAAGCCCGGTCGACTCGATTTTAATTGACAGCTGGCGTCCCCGCACCCGAGTAAATACTTGTCCTGTAAACTCCTCTACAGGAATGGTGGCAATACGGGTTACCGTCGCACTACTTTGATCGGCAACTGAGTGGTTTGCGTTTGTAGCCTTGTTGACCGAATATCCAGACCCAGAATTCTTCAGGGGTAGCAGGTACATAGTCGCCGACGGACTTTCTGCAGTAGACCCAGAGAAGGTCATGTCAGGTAGCACCCGCCACACAAACATGAAGTTATGGCCGTCTTCAAGATCAAATTCAGAGGACGTGATGTACGCGGTAATCGGCACCGTAGTTGCCGTCGTATTGTCATCAACGCCTTGCTCGTGGTTTACAAGGTTGTTTTCGTAAGTTGCCGCAAGCGGGTAGTCCCGCAGCCCAGAGTCTAGCCACGCCGTACGGGCCAATTCACCGTAATACCAAACATCTTCGGCGTAGTTATAGATAACGTATTTATCGATGTCGCTAGATTCAGCAGAGCAGTAAAACCACCATATCTCATTGAACCCTTCATTTGTCCCTGCAACAACTTGCGGATACTGAGCTTGGTTAAAGTCTTCAAAGATGTACCTGCGAAGGTCGCAACGAAGTGTTTGCACCCGGCCGTCGTACTTGTAGAACTTGTCTTTCCCCATCCAATACGATACGCCGTTAGCGTAGGCCACAGCGTTCTGCCCTGCGATAGAGATATTCTCGCCAACTAACTGCCCGCCCCATACGGCGGGAGCGCCAAGATACTGCAGCGAATACAACGCAGCGTCGGTCCAAACAAGAATTTCTTGCCGAGACTGAGTAGCGGTAACGATTTCAGAGCCCCGGGATAGCCGCAGTGACCCTGCTTGGTTCGTCGCCGCAGGGGTCCAGTTTGTTGCATCTTCTTGGTCAGACCAGCGCAACACCATCGGATCGAGCGTAGCTGAACCTAGCTCATTACAGCCAAACGCAAAAACAAACCGATTGATATCTGAAACAAGTAAGTAATTTTGTACTGTCGGCACCCCAGACGCGCCGCCGTAGTTAGACAGAAGCTCACCACGAGAAGAAATTCTGTGCGTCCCAGACTGGGTACCAGACGTATTGATTGGCGTCCCACCTACCGTCGTTGCAAGTTCAAACGTCGTCCCCGTGGAGTTAACCACATAGTACAACGTGCCTACGGTCAGTCCAGTAGGAAGCGCGCCGTCTGTAATTAGTCGAATAGGAGTGTCATCATAAAGAGATACCGAAGAAGTAACGATTCCGGGGCTGGCAATCGTGATGGTAAATGTCGGGTTGTTTAACCCTATAGATGCATTCCAATAATAAATTTTTCCGCCACGGTAGCCGTAAATTAAATTCTCGCCAAAATTGGACTGACTCCACATACGAATCGAATCGGTAGATGTCTGCCCAATTCCCCAAGGCCCCGAACCCCAAGTGCTAGCGCCCCACCCAGTTAGCGGAACGACAGCCGCAGGGCCAACGTTAATCTCATACAAAGCACGGACAGTCCCCCCACCGCTGGCAGTTGTCGCGTTTGCTAGCGCGGTAACCCTATGATTCCCAGATTGAGAAGCGCTAATTGTGCTAAGCGCAGTGCCTCCAGAAGTTGCGGCAAGCTGGAATGTATACCCGGACGTGTTTACAACGTAATACGTAGTACCCGCCACGAACGGCGCAGGTAAAATCCCATCCGTAGATAACGTGACTTCAACGTTATTTGCTAGTTGATTTTGCGACGTAAACACCGCAGGGTTAGCGAGCGTAATCGTAACCGGGACTTCTGTGCTAATAGTGTAATCGGCGGAGTTATCTGTAGAGATCTCATACGTTCCGCCAAGCGTGATCCCCCCAATAGCACTTGCCCCGTAAAACGATACGAAATCCCCGTCAATATAGCCGCCGTTGGCGTCGGTGACTTCAATAATTGCAGAGCCCGAGGTCGTTGCAAACGGATCGGTTAAGGTTACCGCGCTACGCAAGGGGGTTACATCTTTATAGGCGCCACCACTCTCAATGTAGAACTTAAGATTGGTCCCAACACCGATAAGATTTAGCGATCCAAGGGTGACCCAATTCCACAAAGATCGACACACACCCAGATAGGACGATGTGGAGATGCGCTCCCACCCCCCGAGCTTTTCGGGCGTGCCTTGGCGAAACCGTACTTTATCGCAGTCGTACCAACCCCCCTCATTGGTATACCGCGTGTTTTCCCGATTTACTCCAGGTTTAAGTACGATTTTTTTGAGCATGCATAGCCCCTAGCTACGCTGAATCCAGCATCTTCAACGCGTGCGTTTTTACATCGTCGACCCGACGCAGCCAGCCCTTACCGAATACAGAGAAAGTCGGCAGCTGAGAGTAGAACAACCGGCGATCTTCGCTATACAACTCAATCAACTCCTTCGGGTCTCGCTGGGCTGCAACATGCAGCGTATTCGGCCCAATTATACCGTCGCTAGCGACGAATAGGATGTTTTGAAGCGCGCGAGATGCACGGGAAACTCCGGCGTTTACAGCAAAATCGAAAACGGCGTAATCAACCCCTACAGGCAACCCGTCACCTTGAACTTTATCCCAATACATCTTTTTATACAGAGGGGCTACAACTTCAGGGGTTAGCGCACGCATATCGGCTTCGGTGGCTTGCTTGCCTGTCCAGGACTCCCAGACTTTTCTGGTTACACCAAGATTAGTCATCCCCCCTGGATCTGAGGGATGATTGACGTACCCGCCTTCATGTTTGAGCACGTGTTTGAGGGCTTCGGTAAAGTTACTTTCCATTTTTCATCCCCATCACTTTTTCAAGTGTGCGGCCCCCAAAATAGGCCCCCATCACTAACATACCCCACTGCCCCAAGAGAGTCACATAAGCTTCTGCTACATGAAACCCAGCCCCATCAAACAGGGCGAGCGCCAGATATGCAGTCAAAATGTAAATCAACGTCATGGGACGGATGTTCTTAGAGAGCCAGCTGTCGCTAGCCATGTCAGCAGCCCAGCGCCCAGATACATTTTCTTGTTCAGCTTCAAATAGCTTGGTTTCATTAGCCATCTGAGCTAGCTCGCCGTTTTGAGCAAGCTGGGCAAGCTCTTGCTGCGCCTTTGCTTTAGCTTCGGGGTCTGGGATAACCTTATCTAGCAGACGAGCGCCAAGGTCAATTAGGGGGGCTATTGGAATCATTTTTATCCTCAGAGTGTCGAGCTTTTCGCCCTGCGATGCCGCCTAACGTACCAACAGTCATATACGCAACGGCTTTAAGAATCTCAAGAAAAATACCATCTATCGGGGACATTTCCG